GATTTGTTATATAAATTTCAAACAATGAATTTTGAAACACCTGCAACGTTTACGGTAAAAAGAGATAAACAAATTATTACATTAATGATAAAGAAATTTGACTATGACGCAGCACAATGATCATGAATTTTTAAAAAGAAGACAAGTAGGAGATAAAGGTGAATCTTTTGCTTTAGGGTATTTGTTTGGAAAATATGCAGAACTTGGTTATGATGTTAAAAATGTTCAGCATTATTTTGGTGAAGGGGTGTATCGTTGGCAAGATAAAAGATTACCAGATTTTTTATTAACACCAAAAGAGGGTGTTCCTGTATTAGTTGAAGTTAAGTGCAAACAAGGGTTTAATGAATATTTAAACATTACCTGCTCGCATATCAAAGATTATATGTGGGTTGCGAATGAGAAAAAATTTGATCTTTTTATCTTGTTTTTTTGCATGAGTGATTGTACAATATATATATTAAGAAAAGAACAAATGAAAAAATATGCAAGCATAGGTTATCCGATAAATAATCCTAAAGATTCATATTTTTTGTATTCAAAGGAAAATCTTGAAAAAATAGATTTGACATTACCATCATCATTGTTTAATAGTGAAATATTAAACTGATTGAAGCGGGGTAGAGAAGCAGTCATCTCGTCTGGCTCATTACCAGAAGATCGAAGGTGCAAATCCTTCCCCCGCAACATTGAAACTCTCATTGTTTATATAACCTATATGGGTCTAAACAATGAGAGTTTCCTAACAACTTGACACAAATTATGGAAAACATATGAATTTTTTTACAAATTTCTCTTTAATGGGTAACAATCTTTTAATTCGAGGTGTTGAAAATTCGGTAAGGTTTGCAAAAAAAATACCTTGTAAACCTTACCTTTTTCTTCCTTCACAAGATGTGTCTGCTTTATATCAAACTATACATGACAAAAAAGTAGAAAAAATAAATTTTGATTCTCCTCGAGAGGCAAGAGACTTCATCAAGACATATGAAGATGTTGCGGGTTATGAAATATATGGATCAGATAAATTTCAATATGTTCAAATAAATGATATGTATAAGGGTGCAGTTGAATATGATCCGACATTAATCAATGTCATTTATATGGATATCGAGGTTGCTTCTGATGCAGGTTTTCCTGATATACAGAAAGCAGACAAGGAAGTTACTGCAATTACACTTCGAAAAAATGATGAATATGTAGTTTTTGGTTGTAAAGATTTTATTTCCCCTAACGAAAAAATTAAATACTTTAAATGTAAAGATGAAAGCACATTACTAACAAGTTTTCTTAAAATATGGAACACTAAGCAATGGTCGCCCGATGTTATCACAGGATGGTATATTGAGTTTTTTGATATACCGTACTTGGTACATAGAATAAGAAATGTGTTGGGGGAAGAAGTCGCAAAAACATTGTCTCCATGGGGAGTTCTTGAAGAATCAAAAATCTTTACTAAGGGCCGAGAACAACAATCCTTTACCCCTTTAGGTATTGCAGTGTTGGACTACATCAGCTTATATGACAAATTTACATATGAAAAGCGTGAGTCTAAAAAATTGGATTATATCGCCAAGGTTGAATTGGGTAAAGAAAAATTGGATTATTCCGAATATGGTTCTTTGCTGGAATTATATAAAAACAATTTTCAAAAATTCATTGAATATAATATTAGGGACGTCGATTTAGTTTTTGAACTCAACGAAAAATTGAGATTGATTGAACTTGTTTTTGCACAAGCATATGATGCAAAAGTGAATTATAGAGATGTGTTCGGTACAGTTAAACCATGGGAAATTATTATCCACAATTATCTTTTAGATCAGAGAAGAGTTGTGCCCCAATTCAAATTCAAGCCTGTGACTCATACTATTGCTGGAGGTTTTGTGAAAGAACCCGTTCCTGGATCTTATGATTGGGTTGTTTCTTTTGACTTGACTTCACTATATCCATCCTTAATTATGCAATATAACATATCGCCAGATACTATTGTTGATACCTATGAAGTCACGGAAGATATTGAAATTGTTGATAGATTTCTTAACAAATCAATTGACATTCCTGAAAACTTGTCTCTTGCTGCTAATATGACTACATATCGTAAAGACAAGGAAGGGTTCCTCCCTGCTCTTATGTCAAAGGTTTTTGAGGACAGAAAAAAATACAAAAATCAAATGATAGAAGCAAAACAAAAACTTGTTATTGCAAAAAAAGAAAACAAAGACGAAGATGTATTAATACTTAAAAAAGAAATATCTCGTCTCGATAATTTACAAATGGCAAAAAAGATTCAATTGAACTCACTTTATGGTGCAACTTCAAATCAATATTTCTTGTTTTTCGATACAAAGTATGCGGAAGCGATTACCTTTTCTGGTCAATTATCTGCTCGTTGGATTGCGAAGTCCTTAAATATTTATTTCAACAATATTTTGAAAACAAATGAACTTGATTATGTCATTGCTATTGACACGGATAGTGTGTATTTGAATTTTGGTTCTTTTGTCAATAAAGTATGTAAAAACAAAACAAATATCGAAATAGTAAAAATCTTAGACAAATTTTGTAAAGAAAAAATAGATCCTTTTCTTGCTCAAGAATATGAAAAGCTTTTCTCATACATGAATGCATTTCAAAATAAAATGCATATGAAAAGAGAAGCGATAGCATCTCGCGGTGTTTGGACAGCAAAGAAAAGATACATTTTAAATGTGTATGACAACGAAGGTGTTTTATATGATAAACCTGAACTTAAAATAACCGGCATTGAGGCAATCAGATCTTCAACCCCTGAATTTATGAGAGATTTAATTAAAGAAACAATTTCTTACGCAATGAATTCCTCAGAGCAAGAAATGCAAGACATGGTTGCTGAAAAAAAGAAAAAGTTTTACAATTCGCCTTTTGATGTTGTTTCTTTTCCTCGAGGAGTGAACGGTTTAGATTTATATTCAGATTCATCTACAATATATAAGAAGGCAACACCCATTCATGTGAGGGGTTCTTTATTATATAATTATTATTTAAAAGAAAATGCTCTCGGTGATAAATACACACCCATATATGAAGGTGACAAGATTAAGTTTGTTTATTTGAAAAAACCTAATTCAATAAAGGAAAATGTTATAGCGGCTCCCGAAGGTGTGTTGCCAAAGGAATTTAAACTTGACGGCTTCATAGATTATGATGTACAATGGGAAAAGTCCTTTGAGGAACCCATTGCTAACATTTTGCAACATATGGGTTGGAAGACGGAAAAAAATTATTCTTTAGAGGAGTTCTTTTAATGAAAACTGATGATATTCCCAAAAAATGGGATGAAATAAAATGGCCTGATCCTTATACTCTGGATCCTAAATGTATTAAGTGCGGTATTAGTATTAAAAAACTAACTGGTTATGTCTGCGCTTCTCCGAACTGCCCCACCTTTCTTCAAACAACCTGCTAATGACATTAGCAGGTTATAAATCTTGCCCTGGTTGCAGCTCAAGTGGTTATGATTCACCTGATTATTATTGTGAGGGTGGAACCAACTGCAGAAAAGAAGGCAATGACAAAGAATTCAACCTTAAAAAGAAAAAGAATAGAATGAACTACGATAACGATTTTGGATTTTCTCTAGTAGACGAAGATGAAATTAAGCAACAAGAGACAGCATTAGTTGCTGAAAAAGAAAAGGTAATTCAAGGAAAAATTGTGTTGCTAGATTCAACACAGGAAAAGCTTGATGGGCTTGTTAAAATGATAATGCCTTTATTAGATAATCTTGCAAAAAATCCTGAGAAAACACATATACTATGGCCCAATAGGGTAGATAAAATAAAAGAATTCAAAGAAAAAATATTAACATACGTAGGAAAATAAATGAGTATCAAAGATCGCCTTATAAAAAATTCAACAGTATCATTAACACAGTCATTAGACACAAGTGATCTTTTTAGCAAGAAGGATATGTATCCAACAAAGGTTCCTATTATCAATGCCGCATTGTCTGCAGAGTTAGATGGTGGTTTATCTCCTGGCATTTTAGTAGTTGCAGGCCCTTCGAAACATTTCAAAACCGGGTTCTCTCTGTTGCTCGCAAAAGCATTCTTGGACGCAAATCCTGAAGGAATTTTGTTGTTTTATGATTCTGAGTTTGGTTCACCGAATGAATATTTTAACAGTCACGATATAGATTTGTCTAGAGTAGTTCATACCCCTATTACTAATATTGAAGAATTCAAATTTGATATTATGAAGCAATTGGGGGAGATTACAAAAAAAGATAAGGTCATGATTTTGATTGACTCTATTGGCAATCTTGCATCTAAGAAAGAAGTGGATGATGCTTTGGACGGAAAGTCCGTTGCTGATATGACAAGAGCTAAAGCTTTGAAGTCACTTGGTCGTATGATTACCTCACACCTGTTTCTCAAAAACATTCCATTGGTTGCAATTAACCATACGTATAAAGAGATAGGACTTTATCCAAAAGATATTGTTTCTGGCGGTACAGGTTTCATGTACTCTGCAAATGATGTTTGGATTTTGGGTAGACAACAAGACAAAGATGGCACCGAACTTGAAGGATACCATTTCATTATCAATATTGAGAAATCAAGATACATAATTGAAAAATCAAAATTTCCTGTCACAGTTTCCTTTGATGGTGGAATTCAAAAATGGTCGGGTCTTTTAGAATTAGCGTTGGAAGGAAATTATATCGCAAAACCTAAAAACGGTTGGTATGCAGTTGTTGATAGGACAACAGGTGAATTAAAAGAACCGAATATGAGAGAAAAGGACATTAACAGCAACAATATGGTGTGGTTAGATATTATAGCAAACACTGATTTTTCTGATTTTGTCCGAAACAAATACAAACTATCTACTGCGAAAATGATACAAGAATGAGAATTGAAAATCAGATTTTAAATAATCTAATTTATAATGAAGAATTCACAAGAAAAAGTTTACCGTTTATTAAGATTGAATATTTTAAGGAAAGTCAGCATAGAATAATATTCAATCTTGTTGATGATTTTATTAAAAAATACAATAAGATGCCATCAAAAGAATCTTTGTTGATTGACCTTGAGAATAAAAATTCTCTGAATGAAGAAGATTATAAAAAGACAAAGGAGTTTGTTGAAGTATCTTCTAAGGTTGAGGTTGAATTTCAATGGTTGCTTGATAAGACAGAAAAGTTTTGTCAAGATCAGGCAATTATGTTGGCCTTAAGAGAAAGCATAAAGATTGTTGATGATAAAAATAGTGAGATAAAGGGTTCAATTCCCAAAATTTTATCCGATGCTTTGGCTGTTTCTTTTGATTCTTCTGTTGGTCATGATTTTCTGTTAGATGCTGAATCAAGATTTGATTTTTATCACAAAAGAGAAAAACGAGTACCATTCTCTCATTTGAAATATATGAACTTAATTACTGGGGGAGGAACTCCAGCAAAAACCATCAACGTAATTCTTGGGGGTACGAATGTTGGAAAAAGTTTGATTATGTGTGACTTTGCCGCGGACAATCTTGCTAATGGGTTCAATGTTTTATATATCACATTAGAGCTTTCAGAGGAAAGAGTTGCGGAAAGAATAGATGCTAACCTATTGAATATACCTTTAGATGAAATGATGTCCATTCCTAAAGATGTTTATCAAAAGAAAATGGGGAAGCTTCAAGAGAAAACTAAAGGTAGATTGTTTGTTAAAGAGTACCCCACCGCTCAAGCAGGAACTTCTCATTTTAGACATTTATTGAATGAATTAAAAATCAAGAAGGGGTTCATTCCTGATATTATTTATATTGATTATCTGAATATTTGTCTTTCATCAAGAATTAAAATGAGTGCAAATGCAAACTCATATACATACATGAAAGCTGTTGCCGAAGAATTGAGAGGGCTTGCTGTTGAGTTTCAGATTCCTATTTGGACAGCGACACAAGTAACTAGAGGGGGTTTTGGAGATTCTGATATTGAACTAACTGACATATCAGAATCATTCGGAGTTGCGGCGACAGCCGATTTTGTTCTTGCATGTATCTCAAGTGAAGAATTACAAGAACAAAATTTATATCTTTTTAAACAATTAAAATCTAGATATGGTGATCCAAGTAAATTTCGTAAATTTATGGTAGGTGTAGATAAAGCAAAAATGCGATTATATGATGTAGAAAAGGAAGTGGAAACAAAACCACAAGAAACAGTTCAAGATATTAATAAAAAGTTTTTTTCAGGCCCCAACACATCTAAATTTAAGGAGTTTAAATAATGTACACATTAAAGCAAAAAATGGACACATTCTCTATAATAGAAGAAAAACATAATGAAAAATCAATAATTATATCGTCAAAGGACAGAGACAAGATGAGAAATCTGTATAAAAATATGAAACGAGGTGGCGGGTTTTCGGGTTGGACCCCTAATTTTATGTGCGAGGCTGTAAATGTACGATAAAAAAATTATTGTAAAGTATGATACTGTTGATGGTATAGGTCCTTGGATTTGGCCATGGGGTGATGGCGGTCCTGATGGAGGCGCCTGGGGCGGACCAAAAAATGATTGGGAAACTTCTCACAAATTTAAATACTTGAAATATCTCAAAGATCGCAAAACTGTTATTACTGCAGGTGCAAATTGTGGTATGTATGCTAGGT